GGTGTCATCAAGAAGCTGCCTGAGCTGCACAAGTTCGGCTACGCAATGGATATGCAGCCATGAGCGCTCCCAAGCTGACAACGTACAACACAGGGACGCCTGCAACCGCCATCACTGGCGACCAGCTCAACACGTTCATCCAGTCCTGCGATAGCGTGATCCAGCTGCGGGCGTTTGTGGCTCAGCCTGGACAAATGGTCTATGTGCGCGGGTTTTCGACGTTGAATGACGGTGGACAGGGTTTCTTTTATTACACGCTTGGCACGGGAACGGATGACGGCGGCGTCACTACGGTCGTCCCTACGACGTATCCTCCTGCTTATTGGTATCGTTCCTCCGGCCTTAACACCATCAGCCAGAACTACGTCCGCAACACCGCGGTGGGTCAGACGGTCATTACGGCCAACTACACTCCGGGTTATGTGCTGGTCTATCTTAACGGCGTCCTGCTGGCTCCGAGTGATTACACAGCGACCAATGGCACGACCATCACGCTGTCCGTTGCCGCTGGATCGGGCGACACGGTGGATGTGTTCAGTCTGTCTACGATTTCAATCTACAATGCCGCCACTACGTCATTGAGCAATGTGGCCAGCGTCAGCCTTTCCAATTATGCCAACGACACGGCGGCGGCGGCTGGTGGCGTTCAAGTTGGTCAGCTTTATCGCAACGGTTCCGTCGTTCAGGTGAGGGTCACCTAATGTCTATCGCTAGGAACCTTGCTCTTTTTGCTGAAAACATCACGTCCGGCGGTGTGCTGAACACGACGGGTGGCGGTACCGGCACGACCACGCTGACTGGGACAGGCAACCTTGTGCTATCGAACAATCCGGTGCTGGTGGCCCCGGCGCTTGGGACTATTGCGTCTGGTGTCGCTACGAACCTGACGGGCCTTCCTCTCACCACCGGGGTGACGGGTATCCTTTCTGTGGCCAATGGCGGATCTGGCGTGTCTACGTCCACTGGCACTGGGAATAATGTTCTGTCTAACAACGCTACGTTAGTGGCCCCCGCCTTGGGAACTCCAGCGTCTGGCGTTGCTACCAACCTAACCGGTCTTCCCTTGACCACCGGGGTGACCGGAACGTTGCCAATTGCCAATGGTGGGACCAATGCCACTACTGCGACCGCAGCTGCCTCAAATCTGCAATATCTTTCCAATGGTACGGGGGCGGTAGCAAGAACCTATCAAAGCAAATTTGGGGACGTTTTCAGCGTCCTGGATTTCGGAGCCTTGGGCAACGGATCCACGGACGACACTGCCGCTTTCAATGCTGCACATACAGCCGCCGCCGCCGTAAATGGCTACGTGTATGTGCCAGGCACTGCGGCGGGATACAACATTGCCGGGACCATCGTTGCCAAGGTGTCGATGATTGGTTCTGGATTTGATTGCGTCCTTTCAACCAGCAGCGCAACAGCCAACGTGATCAGTGTGTCGGTTGCGGGCGTGACGCTGCAAGATTTCCAGATTACCTCCAGCATCACAAGAACCGGCGGATATTACATCACTACGTCAGGTGCGGCCTATTTACGCATTGAGCGTCTTATGATGTTCAACTGGTTTCAATGTGTGAACATTGGCGGCGCAGCAGTTACCTTTATGAGGATGAAAGACAGTTTCCTCAACACGACAGTTCCCAGTGGAACCGCAATTACCGTGAACACAACCGGAGGCGGCTGCGTTGATCACGTATTCCAAAATGTGCTTATTGGAGGGCCAAGCACGGGAACTCAATGTTCGGGCGGCATTTTGATTGCAAATGCTGGCGACATTACGTTGGATCACGTGTCTACAGTTAAGTGCGGCACGGGACTAAACATTGTCCCCGGTACTGGACAAACAGTCCAAGCGCTGTATTGCACTAACTCGTTGTTTGACAGCGGCACTGGAACCGGAGTTCAGTTTAACATGACCGGAACCGGGTCAATTCAGTTGGCAAAATTCGTCAACGTTTGGGCTTGTACAAACGCTAATGGTTTTGTGCTTGGCGCGACCGCGTCAGGAACGTGCTTGCGTTCAGAGTTTATCAATTGCGTTGGATCGAACAATGCGGCAGGACAAGGCTTCATCATCAATTATACCGGAGTGACAGACACTCTTGTGTATGGTGGGTCATTTAGCGCCAACACCAATGGGTTTTACGCTGGCAGCGGCGTGACAAAGTTCAAAGTGAGAGATGTGGTCCTTGGCGCGACCGGACAGTTCGCAGCCAACAGCTCAAACGGCTTGGTGCTTGCCGGAACAAATGACAGCTTCAACATCGAGGGCTGTTCTGTCACCGGCTACAGCATTGGAACTCTTTCGGGCACGCCGGGACAAACGTATTTCATAAAAGACAACCTGGGCATTGTCACATACAACCAAGCGCAAATTACCTTGAGTGCTGCCGCCACGACAACGACCGTGACGCACGGTCTCGCCACTACGCCGCGCATTCAGGATATCAAACTGACCAACAATTCCGGTTGGGGCGCATCGACTCAGTTTTGGGTGACCGCGCCAACCTCGACGCAGTTTACGATTACCACGGCGGCTGTTCCTGGCGCTGGGGTGTTGGTGTCGTGGGATGCAAGGGTATGGGGTTCATGATGACGCCAATTGAAAAGACCGCGCTCGCCATGCTTCGTGGCGGTTGTTCTTACGGTGAAACTGCCAAACGAACTGGCTTGTGCTTGCATCATGTTATGCAGTTGTGGAGAGAAAAATAATGTCTGTTTCTCTCCTTCCCAGCATCATCCCTGAGTTCCTGATCCAGGGCGTTCCCGCCTCTGGGGGGCTGCTGTATACCTATGCAGCAGGGACCACGACCAAGCTTGCGACCTATACGGATTCCACGGGATCCACTCCCCAAACGAACCCCATTGTGTTGAATGCTCGGGGGGAACCGCAAAACACGCTCGGCAACTCGGTGGGCCTGTGGCTGACCAATTCCACGGCTTACAAGTTTGTGTTGTCGCCTTCGACGGATACCGACCCGCCGACGAATGCCATCTGGACCATCGACAACATCACTGCCGGCCAGCTCACCGGGACTAGCTACACGGCGTCCGGGACCAACGCCATTGCGCTGACGCCCACCAACAACACGCCCACGCCCGTCGCCTATGCAAACTACAACACATATGTGTTCGCGGCCCCTGCGACCTCCACTGGGCCGGTGACCATCCAGGTGGGATCGCTTGGGTATCTGAATGCCTACATCAACGGTGTCCAAGCGACCACGGGCCAGATTCAATCCGGTGAGGTGGTCATTGCGGTTTACAACAGCGCACTCAATTCGGGTGCTGGTGGCTTTGCGCTCTATCTGTCGGTCAACCCGCAGCAGCTTCTGTATGGCCCAGAAACGGGCACGGCAAACGCCTACGTGGTCAATCCGACCAATGTGCTTTCCGCGCTCACCACTGGGCAGATCATCACTTTTATCGCAACCAATGCCAACACCACGGCATCCACGTTGAACGTGTCGGGCCTCGGGGCAAAGGCTATTGTAAACCAGGCGGGCAACGCGCTGATCGCCAACCAGATTCTGGCCGGCAGTACGTGCATCTGTGTCTACAACGGCACCAGCTGGGTGATGTCCAACACGGGATCCACCGGCTATCTGAATGCGCCCACGGTCACCAATGGTCTCACCGTGGACAGCTTTGCGGGCGCTGGTCTTGCCACAAATGCCCAAGCCAAGGCGTCTTCGGGCAGTGTGGTGCTGACGCCGTCTTCCATCGCGGGAAACGTCACAACCGGCGCTAACGGATCGATTGCACTTCCTGGTGGCTACATTGAAAAGTGGGCAGCCATCTCGGGAACCATCAACACTGCTGGCAGCTACACGTGGCCGGTCGCGTTTCCGACGGCGTGTGACAACGTTCAAATCATGTTCACCGCCGCATCGGTGTTCAGCCCCAGCTTGAACTACGTCATCACTGTGAACTCGGCTTCGACCAGTGCATCAGTCGTGGCGTGGTTATGGCATTCGAGCAACGGTGGTACAAACGGCTCTGGATCGTCCACCACCATCTACATCCGTGCACTGGGGCATTGACCATGACCGATTGGCAGGCAGCATTTGACGGCGCAGTGGCCCTGGTGTTCACTGGGATCGGTTGGTTTCTCGCCACGCTTTACCGGGACATGCGGTCTCTGGAACAGAACCTGACGGATCTCGTTCAAGAGCTTCCAAACACGTATGCTCGCCGTGACGATCTCAAGGACCTGATCTCCGAAGTCCGCGCCACGCTGCGCAGGATAGAGGACAAGCTTGACGGGAAGCAGGACAAGTGACCACGCCGTTTCTTGCGGATGACATCGAAAACGAAGAGGGCCGGTTCCTTCACGCCTATCCCGATCCGCTGACGCATGCGGCCCCGTGGACGGTAGGTGTGGGATTTACGGGGCCTGAGATCGGACCCAACACGATTATGACCGACGCCCAAGTGGATGCTGAACTAGACCACCGGGTGGAGATGATTTGCGGCGAGCTGGATGCGAAGATCCCTTGGTGGCGGGACTTGTCCGATGTTCGCCAGGATGTGGTGGTCCAGATGGCCTACCAACTTGGCATCGGTGGGTTGCTGACCTTCACCCAGACGCTGGCCTGCCTCAAAAACGGGGACTGGTCTGGAGCGGCGGCGCATATGTTGGATTCAAGAGCAGCATGTCAGACGCCTGCCCGGTGGAAGCGCCAAGCTCGGCAGATGCTGCTGAACGAACGGGTGTGGTTGTAAATCAAGGGGTTGCGTGATATATCGCGCTTGAGAGGTGCATCATGCTTCAAGAGATGATTGACGCCGTTATCCGCCACGCCCTGACCGGCTTTGCTGGCGTACTCGTTGCCCATGGATATGCAACCAATGACCAGGCGCAGGCCGTGGTGGGTGGTGTCATGGCGCTCATCGGGATCTACCTGTCCTACAAACACAAGCAAGCCATGCTGAAAGGCTCCTGATGTCCCTGACCTCGCAACTGCTCAAGAACCAGATCACCGCTGAAGACTTTGCCGTCAAGGCTGCGGCTGACGTGTACAAGGCCGTGCAATGGTTCCAGGTGATCCCCGGTGTGATCTCGGTGGAAACGTGGCTGCTGAACAAGCTGGAAACCTACATCGCGGCATCTGCCGGCGGGCTGTTCGCGGTCAACG